AGCCTTCTATAAGAGGAAGGATAGATTTTGGTTTGAGAAATTTGCACGACAGAAGAATGATAAGGAAGTAGAAGAGTTCTTTGTATCTAATTTTATTGCATGTGATGATCCAGAGTCTCTTTGGATTGGAGAGATTATTCAGAAAGGAGAGGATAGATATAAGTCATGGCAGAAGAGAGTTCAATCATTATCTTATATTTTTAAAGAAGAATCGCAACAGTTATTTGATGAGAGAAAAGTGGATGAGGTCTTTGATTGTTCTAAAGGACATCCACCTATATTAAAGAGTTATCTTGGTGGGAATACCTCACTTGAAACTCTAGTAATATGTGATAGAATATTTGAGTATGGAAAGAACTTTGATAAGAAACTTGATGATCCGGTGTGGCAATCCGTAAGCAAGAGAATTAAAAAGTACTCTCCTTTCCTAAATATTAATGTACCTAAGTTTAAAAAAATCTTGCAAGAGATTGTCCTATGAGCTTTTTTGATTCAGAAGTTGTCCGTGCGGAGATTGCAGAAATTGCAGAACTCCAAGAAGATGTTTACTCAACCATCTTTAAATTTCCATCTTTATCAAAAGAGGATAAGATTGATCATGTTGCAGACCTAGAACGTCTATTAGAGAAACAAAAAATTCTTTATACACGTCTAAGTCTTTCTGATGATCCACAGGCAAAACATATGAAGGAGCAGATTGCAAATTCTGCACTACTCATGGGTCTTCCTGCAAATGTTGACATGAATATTATATTCAATAATATGAATCAGTTACTGAATCATATGCGTCAATTGATTGACATGGATCAATTTCCCTTGTAAAATTATAAGGTACACACAAGCCAAATCTAACAAATCCGAGGTAATCTAATGTCTTTTGCTAATCTAAAAAAGCAATCGTCTCTTGGCTCTTTGACTGCTAAACTAGTCAAGGAAGTCGAGAAAGTTAATAACAGTGGTGGTAACACTGATGACCGTCTATGGAAACCAGAAGTAGATAAAAGCGGTAATGGTTATGCCGTGCTTCGTTTCCTACCTGCTCCTGATGGAGAAGACCTGCCATGGGTAAAACTTTATTCCCATGCATTCCAAGGTCCTGGTGGATGGTATATTGAGAATTCACTTACCACTCTAGGACAGAAAGACCCTGTTACAGAACACAATCGTGAACTGTGGAACAGTGGTAATGAGAAGGACAAAGAAGTTGTTCGTAGGCAGAAGCGTAAGCTATCTTTCTATGCTAACATCTATGTCGTAAAAGATCCTACTAATCCTGACAATGAAGGACAAGTGTTCCTTTATAAGTTTGGTAAGAAGATCTTTGATAAGATTATGGATGTAATGCAACCAGAGTTTGAGGATGAGACACCAATCAATCCATTTGACTTCTGGCAAGGTGCAAACTTCAAGTTGAAGATCGTTAAGAAGGATGGTTATTGGAACTATGATAAGTCAGAGTTTGATTCAGTAGGACCACTGCTTGATGATGACGATGCACTAGAAGCACTGTGGAAGAAGCAGTATTCTCTTGCTGCTGAAGCTGCTCCTGATCAATTCAAGTCTTATGAAGATCTTGAGAAGCGTCTGAAGTATGTCCTAGGTCAAAAGAAAGCACCTGTAAGTCGTTATGATGAGGAGACTTCTAATGAGGATAGTGAGCGTGGTTCATTTACACCACAGTTTACTTCCACTAGAGAAGAACCAGTTGCTGCTTCAGTAAGTTCTTCATCTTCTGCTGATGAAGATGATGCACTAGCATATTTTCAAAAACTAGCTGATGAATAACTATTAACTAGTTAATTTAATATTATCAGCATTTTTAAGGGTTCCAGATATGTAATTACTGGAACCTTTTTTATATGTCATAATTCTTTCTACATCATCAAAGGCAATTCCTAAGTATTGCTCTTTAAGAAGGTATATATTTCTCTTAGCATCCTCTATCTTTGATTCATATTGATAGTTTGTTATTGGTGTAGAAAGATCTGGAGTTGTTACAAGAGATTGTATACCTGTATCAAAATAGGTATAGGTATATCCTTCCGAGACTGTAGTACCAGTAGGAAGTAGAGTTATTCCACTACTATTTTTAAGTTGAATGGATTCATAGTGATGAATTCCATTGTAAAGGTTATCATAAGTATCATATTTGTTTAGTAAATATGCATCAAAATCTCTTTGTTGTAGAGGCCATTCTGTTTGAATATTTAAAATATTATTTGCCATTAAAACCAACCAGTCATATGTTGACTGGTTGTAGACTTTGTGAGCTACATTATCAGGTCTCTCATCACCCATGATTTTATACTTTGTAAAATATACACTTTCTTGGAAGACATCTTCTCTTAGTTTTACTCTTTTAAAGAAATTTTTAACAGCAATATAATCACCAATCATTGCGTTTGGAAGACGGCTGACATAATTAAAATTTGGTAATTGATTGAAATAAGGTTTTGCCATCTTAGTATCCTATGAATTCGTTATTTGCTCCACCAGTTGCTTCATCATAATCACTATCAAATACTGGTTCAAGTTCTTTAAAACTTAATTGCATCTCATATGATGTCATCGGTCCATCATAGAAGGTTGAGTATTGTCCATCAGGTGTATAATTCATAGTCATTGATTCTAATGCACACTCCTTAAACATATTTAACCAAGGAGAGGTACTACCTTTATGATAATAACCAATAAAGAATGTATGAGGAGCTTTAATAAAGGTAAAAGTTTGTCCTTTCTTTGGACTCATTCCTTGTTTAAATTGTCTTATAATTCCTTTTACTGCTTTTGCTTCTTCAGGATCTCGTGGTGACATTCTAAATGTAAAACTAAATCCTCTTAGTCTAGGACCATTAAATAACAGTTCCATATTTTTATTCAGTACTGCTCCATATTCTCTTTGAGTAAATGCAGTACCAGATAAAGCAGCACTGATTGTTCCTGCTCTAACAGCTTCTCCAGTGGCGGTACTTTTAACTGCTCCTTCCGCATCTCTCCCTGATCCTTGTCCTCCACCCGCAGTTACGTCTCCAGCAAAACCTGCAATTGCTGCCTCAAGTTGATTTACTTGATGTTGTCCCCAATCTACTCCATTTTGATCACCAATACCTGCAGGAATTGGAAGAGTCATTGTGGCTAGAATTTTTCTTTCACCATTTTTTTCATCGCTATAATCACCTGCTGAACCTGCTTCTCCTGTTACTATAGCATTTCCTGCACCTTGTAGCAGACTCTTTCTTTTATTGCCAGGATCTTTATTACCTATAACTGTTTGTAATCCTGCAGTATTTCTTGGGTTTATGGTAGTACCTTTTCCTTTAGTTTTAAATTGTCTTGGTACATATTCTACCATCTGAAACTGTATAAAGTCTTGATATTCGGGGTTCAAAGTTAGAGGATATTTTATATCTTCATAGTCTTTTCGCATCTGTGCATTATCAACATCACTTGTTAATGTTTTCTCCCGCTCTTCAAGTTCTTCAGCAGTAGCAGGTTCATTTTTTGCTGCTTCGTTTAGTGCTTGATTTTGTTTTTCACTTAACATTAAATCATTAGATTCTTTTTCTGCTTCCTGTACACAATTAGTACCTCCTGCAGCCTCACACTGTTTCCTTGTCCAATCTTTTACATTTTGACTTGCATTTTCTTGAACTACTTGTGCAGTTTTAGCTCTGATTTTAGTTCCATCATCATTATTTGGTTGCTCAAGTGCTAGTACTCTTGGATCATCTGCCTTGGCTCCAGTAAAGAAGTTATCATTTCTCTTAAATGTATAAGATCCATCAGCGTCTTTTTCATAAGTTCCTATGTGCTGGGTTCCTGGAGGTGTTTTATCATCTTTAGACCATACTTGAATATCTCCTTGATCACCACCAGTAGCATCAACTTTGTTATAAAATTGATATGTTGTTTTTTCTCCTGTAGTACTTTCTGATCCAGCTTTGCCTGGAAGATCATAGTATTTGTTATTATCGTCATCATCAAGTTCCATATATCCATCCTTTAAGGCACTATTATATTTGGTTTCAGCTATAGACATTAGACTATGATTTTTAGTTATTTAGTAGGTATTGTGCATAAGGTAGTGATCGCACAGACATAATCTCTTCAGTGTTAATGATGTGTAAGTAACCTTGAATCTCTTCCCAGGTATAGTTTCTTGGTTGACCCCAGTGAAAGTTGAGTCCTCTGAATCCCCACCTAAAGATTTCAAGACATGCAACTAATGGATACTGATCATAATATAAGTTTGGTGTCTTAGGACTATAGACAAAGGTATAATACTTTCCTACTTCAGGAGTTACTTCAGTCTCAGTAAATGTCTCCATGATATTCATCATAATATCATCAGGACTTTCAATACCAACTAGTGAATCCTTTAACAGTAAACCTCTGTCTTCCATTACCTGATTCCTAATTCCTGTTCAGTAATGATTTTAAATTCTATTCTTCTATCTCTACAATATTCTGATGCTGCTTTCCACTTAGCCTGATTGACTGCATAGGTACTCATCTCATACAAGTATCCTTTAGTTTCTCTTTTCTTTTTCTTTGGTGGTGCAGTTTGTTTCTTAGGTTTAACTTCAATCACATAGGTTTTTATTTTTCCTGTATTTTCTTTAATTTTAATTATGAAATCTGGATAGTACTTATGAATACGATTATCTACTGGTGAAAGATATGGTATAGGAAGTTCTTCGCTACCCCATTGAAGAACATTCTCATTTAGATCACACCATTGGCAAAACTTTCTTTCCCAACTACTGCGACATATAATATTACCTGAATTACCGGCATATTTTACAGGAAATTCTGGTTTATACCTACTTTTTACACTTTCTCCCATGTATCTTATATACATAGTATATACAGGTTTATATATTTATAAATGGTAGCGCCTTTTAATAACTTTATTAGTCTTACTGGGAATTTAAATCCGTCTACATTATTTAATCCAGGAAATAGACCAGGAAAGGATTCTGGTGGTCAAGCAGCTCCACGTCCTCGTGTAAAGACTTTTGATCAGATAAGAGCTAATCTTCTCCAACCAGCATTAACGTCTCATTTTATAGTTCATATTACTGAACCTGAGGGTGGAATAGGAATGTGGGGAGCGGTTAAAAAAGAAAATGATGTAGAGACTGTTGGATTTACTACTAAGCAAGATCAATTGATGTTACTTTGTTCAGAAGCACTTCTTCCTGGATCTACTTTTGCAACACATCAAATAACAAGTGATCGTACAGGAGTTACAGAGAGGCATGTATATAGGAGACAGTTTGATGATAGAATTGATTTAACTTTTTTTGTTAATGCTGGTGAGAATGCATATCTTCCTATTAGATTCTTTGAGACTTGGATGAAATATATTAGTGTAGAAAGTTTTCAACAAACTAATAGTGTTCAAGATCCTAATTATTCTTATAGAGTAAGGTATCCAAATGAATATTATGGTGGATTATCGGTAACTAAATTTGAACGTAGTCATGACTCTGAAATAAAATATAATTTTGTGAATGCATATCCAACTTCTATTGTTTCGATGCCAGTGTCTTATGATACATCACAAATGATGAAGTGTACGGTCTCCTTCTCCTACGTTAGGTACTGGATTGAGTCTGTTCCAGGAGAAGCAAATCCACCTACATCTAAATCGATGGATTATAATAAGCCTGGACCTCCATCTAAACCACCAATACTACCAACAAGGAGTGATGGTAAACCAGC